CAAAAATCTTGCGACAATAACAGTGGGGGAATTTACCAGGTGTGGTATGTACCTCAGGATAGTATTGATGTAGTAACTACTAACACAACTTACCCTGATTACGAAGTTACAGCTATTACTTTATCACCTGCTGCACCTGCTACACAATTCACTAGCTTTTTTATTCGCAGAAACACATCAAACTATACAGAAGAGACTGCTGCTGATCTTATCAATGGTTCAACTTTTGTAACACAAACTATTAACCTAGTATTCCACAGACGTGAGATGGCTAAGTCTAATGCTCTTAAAATTTTAGGATCAGGACAGCAGTATCTATCAGCTGTAGTATTAGATGCTAATGGCAAATATTGGTACTTCCCTTTCATGCAACTTACTGCTACGGGTGAGGGTTCAGGCACAGCCAGAGCTGATGGTTCTAAGTACACCGTTACCACTGTTGCGGAAAATGAGCAGTTGGCCCTAGAAGTAAATCTTACAGGTGGCCTTGCAGCTTACACTGCTTTAGGTTTAATTTAATCTACTGCCTCTCTAAAATTAGCCCTGCATATTGTGGGGCTTTTTTTATTTCTAAACATTTGCCTTACATCATATAATATAGTTATGATATACATTGAGCAGGGAGTGATTAACCAGGTAGTGCTAACCTTAACAGAGGTCACAACTGTACCCACCCCTCATTATCTATTTGCGTTCACTAATGAAATGAATACTGCTAGTGTGCCTCAGTTATTTACTACTGCAGATACTAGCTTATGGCCTGAACGGTACAATCTTTTTGTACTTAATGAGCCTGTAGATATTATTTTAAAGCAGGGGCAATTTATTTACCAAGTTTATCAGAGCTCAGTACCCTATGTACTACCATTAACTATTGCACAATCCACAGGAGTAGTGATAGAGGAAGGTAGAATGGTGGTAAGTGGGCCTGTAGGGACTTCAATATACGATTAATTATGGCATGGTATAGTAACTTTTTTAAGAAAGAGAGCACAGCTCCTGAAGTGGTGGAAGGCTACCAATCTTTTAGTACCCCATTTTTACCTGTGGGCCATGGCAATCTTACACTACCTTATGTAGATAGTAGGTACAGTGCTAATTCGTGGCTGAATTTTGGTTTTGACAATCTGTACCCTAGCGTCCTTGTGCAAATGTACTATGCTAGCCCACTGCATGGGGCCATAGTGGACTTCAAAACTAATGCAGTTATCGGTGGTGGCTTTGCACTTAAGACTGATCTATTAACTACTGTTGAAAAATTAGAGCTTTATACTTTTGAAAGGAAGATTAACTTAAAGCATATAGTAAAGGCTGTCACTAAGCAGCTCATCATCCACAATAGGGTGTATTTTAAGATCTGTTATGGTCAAGGTAAAAAGATTACTAGGATAGAGAATGTATCACCTGAGAAAGTAAGAGTAAGTGCAGATAAGAAGATGTATTTTATTTGTGATGATTGGTCCAGGAGGATAGGCATACAAGAGATTAAGCCATACCATATAGCTAATACAGATTATGAGCAGTTATACTGCTATGAAATTAAATCAATAGGGCAGGATCACTACTCACTACCACAATATACAAGCTGTCTTAACTTTGCTTTCTTATCAGGGGAGCTAAGCTACTTTGCTAAGTCTAATATCCAAAACTCTATCTTTCCATCTTTTGCTATGATGTTTCCTAAGAGACCACAGTCTGAGGAGGAGAAGCATATGATTAAAGAAACTATAGATAGAATGAAAGGTGCTGCTAATGCCGGTAAAGCTGTGGCATTCTTTGCAAACTCACAGGATCAGTTACCTAAGATAGAAGCCATGCCAACTAATGGCAATGATAAACTATTCCAGGAGGCATCACAGCTTAACACTGAACAGATTTGTTTTGCTCACACTATAGATCCTATCTTAATGGGTGTACGTACTACAGGATCATTAGGTGGTGGTGCAGATATTAAGCAGGCCTATGTGATCTTTGAAAAGAATGTAGTAATGGAGCTTAGATCATGTGTTCAGCATATCTTTAATGAGCTACTAACCATATCAAAGATTCCTGCGGAGTTTACTATAAATAATTTCCAGGTAATTAATGAGAATATCGTAGAGCTAGAAGGTGATACATCTAAAACTAATGATGCACTTAACAGCCTTAGCCCATTGGTAGCTACCAAAGTATTAGAAACTATGACAATTAATGAGGTGAGAGCCTTAGCATCCCTTCCTCCTATTGAGGGTGGTGATGTAACACAAAGTGCAGCAGCTGCTGCTGTAGTAGCAACCCCTATAACACCTACTGTATAATGCTATATTTCATAACTGAAACTTACTTAAAAGTTAATACACCTATTACAGCCAATGTGGATGTAACAGATGTAACACCATACATAGCTACTCAGGCAGCACTAAGAGTACAGCCAATTTTAGGCACTACTTTCTATAACTATTTATTAACTCAGTACAATAATACAGCACTTAACCCTGATGAGATTAATTTAGTAGAGTTTATACAGCCAGTGATAGCATGGAGATCTGCAGAAGATGCTGTTTTTGGATTAACCTACCAGCTTAAAAATAAAGGTTTGCAAACACAATCAGGAGATTATTCTGCTAGTGTATCTCGTAATGAGGTAGCCTTCGGTATGGAGCACTATGCACAGAAAGCATCCTTCTTTGAGCAGAGACTAATCAGATGGCTCCTGGTGAACAGAAATCTATTCCCTCAGTTCATATCTACCACTAATCAGGATACAGATCTACGGCCTATGTTTAATAACTGCAGCTGCATTAACCAATGGCAAACAACTTGCCTAGGTACCTGTGGTACGTTCAGAGAAAATGGATATAATAACTCTATCTTAATACTCTAATGAAGCTACAATTATCTATCTTACTATCATCTATTCAAAAATCATCCCTTCAATTATTAGCAGTGGTATCTACTTTTTTTTTACCTATTACAGGAATCTTATTTTTAATTGGGTTCGCTATTTTAGTAGATACTGTTACAGGAATATGGAAGGCTAAAAAATTAGGCATACCTATTACATCTAGGAAGCTCTCAGCTATCATATCAAAATTAATGCTGTATGAAATAGCTGTTATTTTATTCTACTTAATAGATAGGTTTATTCTCAATGATATTATTTTAACATTTTTTAGTGTACCTTTAATGCTTACTAAGATACTTTCACTTGTATTAGTGTCTATCGAGGTGATAAGCATATCAGAAAATTACAAGGCAGTAAAAGGTATTGATTTGTGGCAGGCTATGAAGCTATTATTTGCCAGGGCTAGGGATATTAAGCAGGATATAGATACAATAAAATGATAAGAAAACTATTTAACTATTTGAACTTCCTACAGCAGGAGAAGATTAAAGCCATGATTTACAGATCATGAAATACGCTGCATACATATTAGCTGTGTTCAGTATCCTCATGATATTTGAGCACTTCCTACTAAAAAAAGAAATTAAATTTTTGAAAGATGAGCTATACAAGAGAACAGATACAGACAGCAGTACAGAATAAGGGCTATGTTTGGTTTAATAGTGATAAAGACTATGATGTAAACATCGTAGGAGTACGAAACTTGAAGCCAGGTAAGAAGGTAACAAATGAATTTGATGATGTGATAACTGTATCATACAAGCTAATGGGTGTATGGCAGTATCATGAGTGGAAAATTACCACTGATCCAGGGAAAAAACCTACTGAAATATTAAGACAGTCTAAAGGAGTGGCGAGATTAAAGCCAGGGCAGTATAGAGGGGTGTATAGTGTATCTTTACATAATGGTAAGTATGAAGCTCTTTGCCAACGCTTAGGTAATGTTACTGTATACAGGGATAACAACAAAGATACTACCTATGATGAGAAGGTAACTGAAACGGGGTACTTTGGTATTAACATCCATAGATCATCCATCTACAAAGACCCTACTTATGTGGATTATTTCTCTGAGGGGTGCCAGGTGTTTAGGTATAATGCAAACTTTGTAGAATTTATGAAGATAATTAACAAATCTAAGGCTGCTTTTGGCAATAAGTTTACTTATACTTTAATTGAGCTATGAGGCTCTTATTACCCCTTATAGTACTAACCCTACTATATGGCTGTTCAAGTGCTAAGAAGGCACAATACCACTATAAAAAGGCACTTAAGCATGGACTAGAGATAGTACAGGATAGTGACACTATTAGAATCATCTCAGTAGATAGCTTTGCAGTGATACGAAATGATACGATTATATGGGAGAAGGTGATCACCACAAAAGATACTATCATTAATTTTAAGAATGTATACATTCCTAAGACCAGGTATCAGACTAGAATCGAATATAGGTATAAAACTAAACTACTCAAGCAGGATGTACTGAAATACAAGTATATCTATAGAGAAGCTAAAGAGCAGCGTAAAGCTGTGCAGATAACTAAGTCCAAAACTAATTGGATGCTGTTACTATGGGGCTTTCTTGCAGGAGTACTCCTGTCATTCGTCACTAGACTATTAATTAAATTATACTTATGATCAAACATTCTAAGAATGTGCATGAGCTTATCATTGATAATCTTTATGCTCAAGTTGCCATGCTATCCGATCTACACTGGGATAACCCTCACTGTGATAGAGATATGCTGAAGAGACATCTAGACTATTGCTTAGAAGAGGATATACCTGTGATGATTAATGGTGATATGTTTTGTCTTATGCAAGGTAGAGGAGATAACAGACGTAACAAGTCAGACATAAGACCTGAGCACAATAACGCTAAGTACTTAGATAGTATAGTAGAGACTGCAGTAGATTGGTTCCTGCCCTATGCTCACATCATTAAGCTAGTAGGTTATGGTAACCATGAGACAGCTATAATTAAATGGCAAGAAACTGACATCCTGCAGAGATTTGTGGACCTACTCAACTATAAAGCAGGATCTAATATTCAAACAGGTGGTTATGGTGGATGGTTAGTAGTTAAGCAGGCTTCAGGATGGGGATCTAAATACTCAACTAAGGTTAAATACTTCCATGGATCAGGTGGTGGTGGTATAGTTACTAAGGGTGCTATCAATTTAACCAGGGCTCTAGAGACCTATGAGAATTTTGATGTATTTACAATGGGCCACATCCACGAAAATAGCAGTAGAAATGATGTAAGGGATACTATAGAGCATCATAGTGTAGGAGGTTATGTGCTTAAACAAAAGCAGTTGCACCTAATGCTCACAGGTACCTACAAAGAAGAGTATGGAGATGGCTCCCAAGGGTGGCACGTTGAACGTGGAGCTCCCATTAAGCCATTAGGTGGTAGGATTCTTACCATAAAATTAGTTAGGGGTACTACAGGTGATAGATTAGTAACAAAATATATTGATAGTCATAAGTTTAATTTGTAATTTTTTACATATATTTGCAACAGGTTTCGTATTAGAAGCCAGGCCCCTCTGTATCTTTGGTTAGTTTGGCAGGGGGGCTATTTTTTTGCCAAAATTTGTGACAGGAATGTCAAGTAAAAGGTGTAAAAAACATGACTTTTTATACATGATCAGTTAGTCAGGTGTAATAAATGCTATTAATTTTCCACTATAATCGGATTAGCACCGTTTATCTGCATGAAATTTTCCAAAATAAAGTTAGTTATAGCCAACATAATGGCTGTAATGGTGGCATAATGTATAATATAGCTAACATATTAACTAAGTATATTTAAGGTTATGCCCTTATTTTACTACACATTCTGTAAGGTTATACCCTTACTCCTTATTTAGAATGATTATAAATTACGCTAAAGTTGTAAACAATTCATTGTAAGTGCGTATATTTGCACATAACCAATTTAAACTAACCAA